GCATATATCTCAACCGGTCTCCTCAAAAAGTTTTGCATTTCTACAATCTCCCTGGATCCCGCATGATCAATAGGTGTAACTCCAGCTGATACTTTTTCTTCCATTGCTCCTGCCATGTCAGTGAATGTTTCATGACTATCTCTTGTACTCGCATCTCCATCATGCATAGCACCCAACATTTCAGACTCAGCTCTGGCTATTTTTCGGTTAGCCAAATAATTAACAGTTCTCCGACACGAATCAAGTGTATCTAACAAAAATTTATAAAGCTTGAGGATTTTAGTTTTCTTTGGGTTATCACCACATCTCACAAGCTCTAAGTCAACCATACGCATAGACCAATTTTTCAAATTTGGGAACTTTGTATCAAATAAACATTTGATACTTCCTTCCAAATCATCTAAAATATCAATTAATTGTACGGGGTCAACACACTTATCAACAGCTAGAGTATACCTATCAAAGTAAGTCTTGAAATCTATAATATCTTTCTCTTCGAAAGTTTCTAAAAGTAAATCATAATCGTTGTTAGACCTTATGGTTTTTCTTTCACAGATAGACAGCCTTATTCTATCTGGATAATACATCCTTGAGAGTTTTATATTATTTATACAGGATTGAGTCTCTCGGCTCAGCATAGCTAATCCTGTCTCACATATAGGGTACGCGATTCTATCTTTGGATGGTAGATAAAATGCGGTCATGTTGTCAAATGTATCCCTAATTGTGGTATCATAGTCCTTAAAAGAACTATATTGTACAAAGTGTTTATTAAAGCAGTCTTCAACTACTCCACGAAACCATTCATACTTCTTCTTGTCCACGTGAAAAACAACCTCTCTAAGAACAGACGTAGTAGCAGAATACAACTGCTCATATCTACCTATTGCTTTGGAAGGAATTCTCCATGTCATAGTCTTCAAAAGTGAACTGGGGTCGAGAACGGCAATATACTGATTAACATCAAGCTTGTAGACAAACTTTCTTTTAAGAAAAGAGGCTTCTTCAGGAGTAACATAGTCCGCTACGACATCTCCTTTCGTAGAAGCTGTAGCTCCCATGTCAAGGTGTATTCTCAAAGATCGAACAGTAGTAAAAGCGTTTACCTTATCTATGAATATCTCATCGATGGCAATAAGTAAGTCATCTCCTAAACACAGAAACGTAACAAATAAG